GATATCTGGAGCCATCTGCGCCATCTGAATGACGGCTTGGTACTGGATAACGCGCTGAGACATGGTCGCAGCGTTGGGGTCTGACACGGGGATAACATCCACCAAGTCATAGTCGGCTTTCTTAGCTTTGCGAGTGCCGTACTCGGGTGTGTATGTGTAATCAGCGTCTGTGTAGTCGCGGATGATATTCTTCAAGAGTTTGAACTCTTGCTTCAGGGCAAAGTGCACACGAGCCTGCACCGCAGTCATCACCTTTAACTGGCGCTCCAAGAGAGCCAGCGTGGTTCCCACAGGAGCCTGCGCAGACATATCCGACACTTTCATGTCAGCAGTCGCGGCAAAGCGGCGACCTTCATCGACGATGGTCTGCATCAAGTTAAACAGCGTAGCGCTTGGCTCCTTGTACGGGAGCGGCAAAATGTTGTCGCGGATCGTGCCCGAACCAACGTCTACATCACGGAACTCTCCGGGTGCGATTGGTGTGTCGTCGCCCTTGATTCGCAATCCGCGTGTCTTGAGTCCACCGGGCAAGTTAGCAAGCGTTCCTGCATCGACAAGCTGGCGCATGAGGGACGTAGCGGATTTAGCAAAACCTCCGATAAGGTGGAAAAGCCCGAAGCCGTAAGCTCCAAAACCCGGAATATATTGGTAGTGAACGAAGTGCTGGCGCTTGAGTCTGAGGTCATCGGTTTCATTCCAGTTGCGGCGGATTGACAGGATGTCGTTAGAGCCTTTAATTAGCGTGACAACGTACGGCAACATGATGCCGGTCTCTTCGTCCGAGTCGTCTTTGTCTTCGTAACCTTCAAGGTTCAAGTCAACGTGGCACTCATACAGCGTGTAGCGGTCGTCGTTCAAATCACTAAAGCCAGTCTCTTTGTCCTTGGCTTTCTGAATGTCGGTCAAGTCTCTGGGTGAGTCAGGCAGCTCAATGTCAAGGTAAAAGCCTGCTTGCTGTAGCTTGAGAATCTCGTTCTTGGTCTTGCGCATGACGTGCGTGATGCGGTAGCAAGTATCCAAATCCGTTGTGCCGTACGGCAGATACATATCTTCCGCAGGAATAAACATCGACACCTGACGTCCCAAGTTGGGGTCGTAGTACACCTTCTTAAACGCTGAGCCTGTGGCCGGTAGTGACCAGAGCATGCGCTCGTGTTCAGCGCGGTACTCCGTCATGACTTCCGTCAACTCGTAGTTCATGTCGTCTTCAACGTTAGACGCAACTTCTTTCATCTCTGGCGTTTCTTTGCCGATGAGTTTGCTACGCACAGGCCCTTGGGCGGGGAACGTCTCAGTGATTGTCTCTGCTTGGAAGCGTACAACGGCTTCGGTAATCATGGGGTGGAACACGCCGCATGCGCCGTTCCAAGGTTCTGTACGTTCTTCTATCTGCAAGCCCAAGAGCTTCAGACCATCAACGTACGTCTTCTCCCAATCCTTGCGGCCATTCTTGTCGTTGTCAATGTCAGACACCAAGTCACCAGCCAGCGACTGCAAAGCACCGTCTTTTATGTACTCAGCCAAGTTATCGTCAAAGCCTTCTTCCTCGTCATCTTCTCCGGGCGTAAGGGTGATCTCTACCCCATCCATGCCAATGGTGACTTCTTCGGGATCAACAATCTCAATCTCAAGAGGAGACTCCTGCTCACCCAGCGCGTCAATGCCCATTGGTTGTTGGTACAGCGCTTTGTCGATGTTCGTTGCCATGTGTGTTCCTAGTAGTATTCGGTTTTCCTACGGCGAAAGATTTCAAGCTCATCTTTCTCGTCGGTGTCTAAACTGATAAAGCCGCCTTGCCTAAAGCGTAGCAGCGCCTGTGTTGTCGTATCCACGTAGTCGTCGTGCTCCCCAACTGGGAACGCGGCCACCTCTTCAATTACTTCCCGTGCCCAGCGTGTGTCAGGTGCCCAGACTTTACCTGAACTGAATAAATCCGCAACCGCGTTGACACGCACCATCTTATCGTTGCCCCTTGATGGGCTGAACTCCTGCACAGGTATGCCCAACGCCCTGAGTTCCTGAATCAACGGCCCCCCAGATGCCTTTTTCTCCACAATGAACGCGTCAGGTTCCCACTCCTTGTACTGCTTAAGCGCCACCACCTTAAGCTCAGGGAAAGCCATACGATCTTTAAACGCATCCAGCAGGATAAGTTGGGGGGAGTCATTCTCTTCCTCGTTGTAGAAGATGCCCCACGTTGTACACGCAGAGTAGTCGGATGTGGTCTTGGTTTCAAACGCCGTATCCCAAGACTGGATGATGTATTCGCACCTAGGTGGGTCATCAGGCTCCCAGATACGCCACATTCTGCGTGAAATGATGGCAGAGTTCTCAGATGTGGGCTGCTGCATGTACTGCGCGTTCCAATACCGCGGGTCAATGCTGGCTTTCGTAGACTTCAACGCTTCAAGTGACCACTGCTCTGGCCAAAGAGACTTCTCGTCTTCTTCATCCTCGTTCAAAATGGCTGGCAACTCCACAATCTCCCATGGAACTGCCTCTGGGTTCTTGGTTTGGTAGTCAATCAGGCGCCCAGTCAGGTCTAGGAGCGACCAACGGGTCATCACAATGATAATCCCACCACCCGGCATCAGACGTTGCAAGGGGCCCGTCTGGAACCAAGACCATGCGGTATCAAACGCGAGTCTAGAGTTAGACTTTACGTCCTGTTCCGAGTGAGGGTCATCAATAACGAACAGATCAGCACCACGACCAGCAAGAGCGCCCCCGACACCAGCAGCATAGTACTGACCGCCAGCGCTTGTAGACCACTTACCAGCGGCTTTTTGGTCATCTGCCACCATCGTTTGGGGGAAAACTTCACGGTACTCCTCCGAATCGATCAAGTTCCTGATGCGCCGACCGAAATCTTCAGACAAACCCGCAGTGTGCGTGCCCATGATGATCTTCTTCTCAGGATACTTACCTAGAAAGTACGCAGGAAACAGGTAAGACGAGAACTCAGACTTACCCATACGAGGCGCGATGTTGATAATCACGCGCTTCTTACGCCCTTCAACCACATCTGTAAAGATTTTTGCTAGCTTCTTGTGATGAGGGCCGATCTTAAAGCCCGGATATACCGCTTGGGCGAAGCCCAGCATGTTTGTTTTAGCCGCCTGTAGTTTGGCGCGGGACTCACGAAGCTCTAAGTCGTCAAACAACTCCATCTTTTCTTTGACGCTCATGTGCGGCAAAGCTTTGGCCATGGCCTCAAGTTCCAACTTACTCAGGGTGGTAAAGTTCTCAGGCTTCATCTTTATCTGCTGTAACGTCGACCACATCGATCACGCCCATGAACCTGTTGAGCTTTTCTTTAATGCGCGTTTCAAGCTCTACGTCTGACATCTCAGTCTTCTTGACCTCAATCCGTTCAGTGAACAGCGCTACTTCCGTGACCTTGCCCAACATGTCTAGCGCCTTGAGGCGAATCCGTGCGTCTGGGTGTTTGACTTCTTCTAGGATCTGAGCCACTGCGTAGCCCCTCAGTTCCTTGGCCTGCTCGACAAACGCCCAATCGTAGGCAGTGAGCATCCCGACTAGATGTTGTACGGCTGCTGGCGCTTTTACATTTGCCAAAGCTTGTTGCGTTGTTGCAACAGATTGGCCCGTCACGATACTGGCAAACGATTTACGCGCTGCTTCTGCGTCCGCCTTGGTCTCGATCTCTTCGTCGTCTAGTTCCAAGTCTTTGAGCCACTGCGCCGTTTTGACTTTGGCGTCGATGGTCGTGGCCGTGTCCGCCTTTTCAAAAGACAGGACTTCCGCGGTGGCGTCTACCACCTCTGGATGAAACTCGCCGTAAATCAAATGTTCTAGCATTGCGTAGGGTTAGTGCTGGCGTCGCACTTGTTGCCTCGTTGGTGTTAGTGTACACTTCTTTTCGGTGATGGCGCAAGTCATTGCTTCTCCTTGATGGTTTCAGTTGCCATCTTTTGCCCCGGCTCACAAGGTCGGGGCATTTTTTTATATAGTATTGTCCAACGTTTGACATGGTACCTTGGAAATTTTTTATAATTTTTGGGGGGTGGGGTATTTGTGGTCAGGAATTTTGAAAATTTGATTTGCGGGTGTGGAACAGTGTACCCATATGTGCGTGCCACCCCTTTGCATATGGGCTGGTGGGGGTAGGGTGGGGGTCGAATCCTGTCGAAAACGCATCGAATAGGGGCAAAACCGATTCAGACTGCATCGTTTTGGTGGGGCTCAACCCCTATCGGAAGGGGGTGTATGCACAATGGAGTCAGCCAATAGGGATTCGCCCTGTGGCACAACTGACATTTCAAGGAGAAACACCATGTCAAAACTCATCGCTAACGAAACACAAGCCTTTCAGGTACTCGACACATTCGCCGACTCACGTGCTACGCTCATCAAGGGCATGAAGGATGCAGGTTACCTGACGCTTGAGCAATGCGAACCCATCGTCATCAAGTGGGCGTGTGCCAAGGTAGGTGCAGAGTGGCAGATCAAGGCGGAGAAGGTTCGCTTCGTGAGTACCCACGCAAAGTACAACACGGCAAAGACTGTCA